GGGATTCTCTTTTTTTATGAAGAAAAGAAATCAAAACCCAAGTCTCCCTCTCAGTACACTTGACGTTTGAAAAATACGTCATGTTATAATTTAGGTATTATCCAGCTTGCGAGTAAGCACATCCTCGCGAGGTAATCCAAGCCATAATTCATGGAAAATGAAGAGCAGGTTGTCACGCCAGAAGTTGATACGGAAGTTCAACCGTCAGAAACAGAACACCAAGTAGTTGCTGAAGAACCAGCTTTTGATAAGGAAGCTGAGGCGCGAAGGCAACTCACCGCAAGAGCTAAAGCAGCAGAAGCAAGAGCTAAAGCAGCAGAAGAACAACTCAGGCGTGTAAATAATGTGCCACTCGCTGTTGAAGACTACATCGACATCAGCACGTCACTTGAAGGATTAGACGCACGTGAAAAGGCGTTCCTAGCGGAACAACACAAACTAAGCGGCAAGCCACTTCAAGAGATACGAACGGGGGAAGATTTCCAACTCTGGCAAAGTGCATATCGCACGAAAGTTGAGAAGGAAAACGCCCTCAGACCTAATGCGACTCAGGCATCTGAAGAAGCTCCTAAGTCGTTAGTAGAACGGCTCAAGAACGCATCATTAGCCGAGAAAGAAGAGCTTCTCAAAGAAGCAGGACTTTACAAGGAGAATAGACGCAGATCAGATAGCGTGAACATTGGGAATACCAGAACACGTTAATACTAAAATAAATGACTCAAGTTATTAGTAATGACGTTTCAGCGATTCAGCCAGAACTTTGGAGCCAAATGGTCCAAGTTCCTCTCTATAAGTCATTGGTAGCACTCGAAGTAGCGAACCTAAGAATGTCAGATACCCTCAAGTATGCTGACACGATTCATGTTCCTTACTTTGGAGACCTATCAGCACAGACTTATACACCAGGCACTACAATTTCTGCAACGTCACAAGAATGGGACTTTGATACACTCACAGTTTCCACTTACAAGCATGTAACATTTTATGTTGATGACCCACGGGCATTAACTATCAATGTTGACCAGGCTCGTGAACTCGCTACAGAGGCAGCATACCAACTTAAGAACGCTATCGACACCCATGTGTTTGCAAACATCACAGGTGCAGATGGCTTCACTCCTGCTGACACCGTAGACGTTCTCGGTACAGGTTCAAACGCTTTCCCAGTTTCAGCAGGTACAGCAAACGTTATTCAGATTTTTGCAGGTGCTCGCAAGATTCTTCGACAAAGAAATGTTGAGGAGACAGGAGATTGGGTAGCTGTTGTTACACCAAAGATTGCAGCAGATATTGAAATCAAGGCAGCAAACGTCGGTTTCAATGTAGCTGACTCTACACTCCGCAATGGTTATGCGGGAGACTTCATGGGCTTCCAAGTCTATGTCTCAAACAACCTTCCACAAGGAAAGATGACTGCTATTGCTCCAGGTGCAGGTGGCGTTACCGCTACAGGCCTTTCAGCAACTACTGGTCTATCTGTCTACTTTGGAAAGAGGGGTACTATTGACGTAGCACTTCTCAGATCACCAGCTCTCGAAATTCGAAAGAAAGACGATATGATTGGTTCAAACTTCATCACTTGGACTGTATACGGCTCAAGCGTATTCTCAAAGAATCGCCCAAGAGGTATCAATATGCCAATCGGTGCAGGATTCTTCTAAACCGAAGTTGTTCTTGCCTCCATTCTCCAGATTGGTGGAGGCAAGACAATCTGGGAGCAACTTACTAGGGTAAAATTAAATATGTACCAAACACTTAAGGAGAAATACCTTCGCAGAAAAGCCATACGAACGCTTATTCGCCAGTATGAGTACCTCAAGGAGGTTAATCAAGTTCTCGAAGAATACCTAACAAAGAAACTATTGGAGGGTGGTTCACAAGAATTTCTCGCAAAAGGTCGTGCCGACTTAGCAAATAAACAAGCCGAACTCAAGACAAACTCAGAGTTCGTAGATTTCCTCAAACATATATGAGTAACGTTCTATTTATGATGGACTCACCACTCTCATTCATGAGTGGTATATGGACACACAGGGTTGAAACTCCGTGCAAGGCCTTGGGTTCAAGGGGCCATGCGTGTAAGCAGGTAGCAATAGGGAACTCAATCCCTGATGCACTCATGGACTGGCCAGACACCGTTATCTTTGGGCGGTCATATCCACAACAGTACGATGCTGTGAAGTTCATGCGGGACTATAAGAAACGTGGCAAGAGGGTTCTCTACGACATGGACGATGACTTTTGGTCAGTAGCCAAAGAAAACCCATCTGTCCTTGTATCAAATGCCCACAAAGACCAATATGAGGGAATGATTGCTGAGGCTGATGCGTGTATCACACCGAGTCATGTCCTTGCCAAAAAGTTTAAAAAGCATTTCAAGAAACCTGTATTCATCTGTCCGAATGGAATTGATTACAATGAGTATCAGGAACGCCCACACCAAAATGAAGACACACTCAAGATTGGGTACATGGGTGCCTCGTCTCACTGGAAAGACCTACAGGTAATTGGGGATGTGATTGCAGACCTCAACAAGAAACATGAGTTTCTCTTTACCATTTACGGGTTGGTTGGTGAGCCACTTGAGGCGGCAATCTACACCTACAGCAAGCTACTTGCACATAACTTCCAACCAGAGAAAAGGGCATATCACGAGGCGGCAATAAACTTCTACAAACAACTTCAAGGGACACGCTTCTGGCATGTTCCATTCATGCCACCAGAACTTCACGCCAAGACACTTCAGATGTGTGACCTTGATATAGGACTTGCACCACTTGAAGATACCGAGTTCAATCGTGGCAAATCAAACATCAAATACTACGAGTATGCGGCGGTTGGAACTATGACGGTTGCATCAGACGTGCTTCCATATAAAGATGAGGTCGATTACGTTGCAAAGAATACTCACAAGGACTGGTACAACAAACTCGAGCGTCTCATTGAAGACCCTCAGTTTCGTGTCACCGAACTTAAGAAACAGCAAAAATGGGTACGAGAAAACCGAAGCATAGAAGCAATAAGCCTAGATTGGGAAAAGGCAATCCAAAGACCAAGCAAGTGGGGACTAAAGGTACTCAATCAGGAAAAGTAAAGGTCCTCCTCTTTGATTTCAATAACGTCTTAGCTGACGTTTCTGACGAACTTGTACGACGTGGGCATATTGTTATGTCACACCACATGCCAGACGGCTCATTAGCTGACTGGAAAGAGGCTGACGTAATCGTAGTTTGGCAAGAGTCTGAAAATGGTGGGTGGAGAAAGTTTGTACGCATGGCTCACAAGGAAGGTAAACGAGTGGTGCTCGTACAACACGGACGGAGAGGTATCTCACGCATCTATCCGCCATTCAATGACAAGTTACTCTCAGACCAACTCTGCGTGTGGGGGGAGAATGATATTGACAGAATGCTAGAGTGTGGTGTAGCGAGAGAGAAGATATTCCTCACGGGAACACCAGTTGTGAAGTATGTCAAGCCACGCATAGAACATGCGGGCATAAACGTAGTCTTCTCACCAGAACATTGGGACATAGATGTGGTAGAGAACATCATTGTGGCTGGGGCTTTGAGAAAAATCAAAGGTATCAACGTCATCACAAAACTCCTTGAAGGAGAGCACAACCCAAGAGAATACGACAACCCAGTTACTTCAAATAGACAAGCAAAGGGACACCTAGAAACGTGCGTAGAGGTGCTTCAAAAAGCAGATGTGGTGGTGTCTATGAGTGAGGGGACATTTGAACTCCTTGCTCAGATAATGGACATACCAGTGATTATAGCGGATATATGGATTCCCAAGGCGTGCATGGGAGATGACAGGTATAAGGAGTTCAGCCGTATATTCTCAGATGCTTGTACTACAGTTAAGAAACTTGAAGAACTTGAGTCCGCTATCAAGCGTCATGTAACTATCCCCAACCTCCTCTACGAAGAAAGACAAAAAATTGGTAGACTAGATGGTGGGACGGACATTAAGGATCCAGTCGACAACATAATTAAAGTCATTCTCAATGAGAAGATTTCCTAAATACAAAGAACCCATACAACTCAACATAGGCTCGGGAAATGATTTCCGAAAGGACTTTATCAACATCGACATACGAGACGTGAACGGGAATATGGTGTGGGACGTGAGAGATGG